CTTATAGCACCTTTTGTAACATTATATAGTTTACCTATTTGTTCAAAAGTTAATTCTTTTTTATCTATTAATTCTAAAACCTCTAATCTCTGTTGTTCAGTTAATTTTTGTAATCTTGAAAATTGATTAGTTCTACTAACTAAATGTTTTTCATTTTCAGGAACTATGTAATTAGGTACATACTTCCAACTTCTACCAGCTTTTATTTCTGATATTGTTGTAATACCCAATCCATAAGTTTCTGCTATTTTTCTTAATGGTGTATTATAAGCAATCAACTTTTTAATTTCTATTACATTTTCTAATGTAAGTTTAGAGTTTCTTTGACCTGCTTTAAAAAGTTCTATTCTTTTATTTGACATTTTCTTTCTAACAGAATCATCAAATTCTACAGAATCTCCACCAGTAGTTAAATTCAAACCTTTTTTATTTAGTTTTCTATAAGAATTATATTTTACGATGTATTCTTTTTCTAATTTATTTAATTCTTCTTTTGTAAATTCTCCTTTTTCTAAAATTTCAAAAGTATGGTTTTCTACACCATATTTTAGAAAACTTCTATATAGTAAAAGCTGAAATTTACAGCATTGTAATTTTTTATATCTATTAAGTCTTTCATCAACATTTTTAGATTGACCAATATAGATACTTCCTTTTGGATTTTCTATTTTATATATTCCTTGTTTCATAGTGCAAATATAGTAAAGTATATTAAAAATCCAAATTAATTACAATCTATTTTTAAATCTCCTGATTTTTGTAAATCGTTGATTATCTGTTGAATATCATACTTTACATTAATATCTGGTTCAGAAGATTTTCTTTGGTTTTGCCCCCAATCAGATTGTATTTCTAATATTCTGCGAGTTTTAGTATCTGTGGTTTCTGTACTTAAATAATCTTCATCAAATGGTAAAAAATCATCATTTTCAATTGCTCTTTGTAAAGCTTTTTCTTTAGAGTTTTCTACTGGTTTAGCTCTATCATCACTTCTAAACCAACCAATACCATTATCAGTACTAAACTCAGCATGTCCTTTAATACTTGGTTTAATTAATGGAGTAGATATTTCATTTTCAGTATAATTAGTACCTCCTGGAACTGTTAGGTTAGAGTAATATGAAGTTTTTATTTGATTGAGTTTAAAATATTCATTCTTAGCTTCTTTATATTCTTCTTCTGAAATTACCTCTCCATTTTTAGTAGGTAAATCAAACCCTCCAAAATCAGCATCACCTACTTCTTGTGTACTATAAACATCACCGTTTAGTGTAAAATCGTCTATATAAGAACTACTTCTACTTTTATCTTCTTTTATAGCAGTATTAATCTCAATAGTAAAACTATATTGATTGACAAAATCTAATAATTTTTCTTCTACTGTATTGCCCTCAGAATTTTTAATTAATTCTAGTTGTTCTTTAGGTACACCTAACCCTTGTATTTTACTCCATAAGACATCTTCACTAACAGATTTATTTTTTTCCCATTGTTTGACCCTATCTAAATTTTTTACTATCACATCAGTTGCCTTTAAAGAGTATTCAACATTTTCTTGTGCAGGATTAAGATTCATTTTTCCTTTACCATACATAGCAAATTGAGCAAGTTGTTGTAAAGTAATGTTAGGAGAAATAGCTGAACTAAATACTTCAGGAATATTAAACAGTCTCTTTAAATAGTTAGAAAGCTGATTAAAGAAATCTTGTATTCTTTCTAATAATGTTTTATCTTTTTGTTGATTCAATTCTCCCTGTACTGCTAAATCTATTGCTCTAGCTATATATTCATGGTCATTATTTTGATTTGTACCATAAAGATTATCTACATAATCAACTACACTTTTATTATTTTTAGCTTCTTTAAGAAGGTTTTTATATAATGTTGAATTAGTCTTTTCTATTTGTAATAAGAAAGGGTGTGTAAATATTTCATGAATAGCTGAAGTCTTATTAGCTTTACCTTTAACTAAATATGCTTTTTTAGTTTTAGGGTCAAAAAATGCTGGTTCATTAGCATATTCAGGTGATATTGATTTAGCTTCTTCTTCTGATATTAAATCAAAAGAAATATTAAATCTTTCAGATAGACTATTAGCAAATTCTTCTAAGACAGCATCTTGCTCTGCTTGTAAATCTATTTGTTTTTGATATTGAATATTTGATTGATTATTATCAACCCAATTTTTAAATCCTTCTATATCTTGCTTAGAACCTAAAATATGAATTTGTTCTTTTGTTTTAGGAACAAATAAATTTTTACCATTGCTTATAAATCCATCTGAACCAGATTCATCTAGTTTATCATATAAATCTTCATAAGATTGATTAGATAAATTACCCCCATCTTCATAATAAGGTTTATTTATTTCTATTACAACAGAGTACAAATTTTTACCATATCCTTTGGCAATTTCTTTTGTTCCAAAATAGTTAAGATTATCTTCTAAAAACTCTTCAAACGTTTCATTAGTTCCATGATAAACAATATCCCTTACTTTCGATTCATAATTATACTCACCACTTGAAGGATTTTTAATTATACCTAAAGATACTCTTGCTATGTAATCATTATACTGTTCTTGTGTACCCCACTCTTGTAAACCTTTAGAAGATTCATAAGCATTTTTAGCACCTTCTAAGAACTCTTTATTATTAAGTCTTTCTTGTAATTCAGTAAACTTTTTAACTTGTTCTTCTTGATTACCTTGAAGTATAGGATTAGTATTAGGTTTGTTTAATGATTCAAGATATTGAGAGTATTGTTGTTGAGCTTGTCGTTTTTGTTCTGGGGTTATTTCGGAATTTTGAACTTCTGTACTACTTTCTTGGAATTTATTTAATTCTTTTGCTACCGTTTCATAAGATTTAGCAAGAACTTTAATAAAATTAGACTCCATTCCTTTACCTTCCCATCTACTGTTTTTAACACCTACTATGTGGGAACTGTTCTTAATAAACTCTAATCCACCAGCATCATTAATTTCATCTATAAGTTCAGGATTTCTTCTAAATTTTTGAACCTGTAAATTATACATCAAATTCATATCATACTTTAATGCTTCATCTGCATTAAGATGAGGTGCTTTTATTTTAGAAGCATTTGCTTTATAAGGTGCTTCTACATCCATTAAATCTTTAGCATACCAATTAGGGTTAGTCAATCTTTTACCTAACCTTTCTGTTGAACGAGTAGAAATATTAATACCTTTAATTTCTTTTTTAACTTTTCCAAACCCTAAAGCCTCATACACCTTATTAGCTAACTTAGGATTAGATTCAAATAGTTCTTCTACATTTTGTATAACAGAAGATGTTTGTTCAGGTTTAATTGTACTATCTAAAATCTCCATAGCTTCAGCTTCAAGGTTTCTCTTAAAAGATTTTTTCTGGTCTTCCATCACTTTAAAAGAAGCTTGTAAAGCATTAAATGCAACCATATCAGTTTCTAAAAATCCAAACAGTTTTTTAAATACTTCAAAGATTTTATCTAAAATAGTTTTATTTGTATTTAAGTATTTAACTGTATTCATTTTTTCTCTGAACTTAGGTTCAGTAAATAACATCTCTACAAATTCAAATATATCTATAAAAGGATAATAATTTATTTTTTCTTCTAAAGTTAATTTACCTGTCTTTATTTTCTCTCTAACCATCTGTATAGCTCCTTGAGGAATAGTTTTTTTAGCTGTATTAAAGATAAGTAATAAATTCTCCATAGCACTTGACAAAGGAGTTTCAGTTCTTTGACCTGTTTCAACACTAAAATATTTACCTATTTCATAAGTAGTTACAGCATGTACTATTTCTTTAGAAAGAACTTTTATTATTTCTTCAGGGGAATAAGTATTAGCCACTATAGGGTCTATGATAATACTATTTGTTTTTGGAGAGTATTTACCCTCACCCCCAATATTTTCAATAACAACATCTATATTTTCAATGAAACCATTATCATATAAAAATTTAATAAGGTCTTTATATTGGCTATTATTAATATTGGTACTATTTAAATTATATAACTCTTCTAAAGAATTATATCTTACTCCTTTGTATGTAGGTTTACAACTCATTTTTGTCATTTTTATTAGTTCGTGATTGAATAGCAGCTCCAGAACCTGTTAATCCCAAAATTGTATATAATTTTTTTAGTGCAATGTTTGGCAACTCTATACTATAAACAGTCCTATTTTCATAAGGTAAGTGTGCTTGAGGTTGAAACTTAAAAGATTCTGAAACAATCGAAGCCTCTGGTAAATTATGAGTTTTTAATATTTTATTAATTTCGTTAGTGCATAAACTTGCATCATCAAAAGTATCAAACAATACTTTATCTGAACTTGCAAACATTGATTGTTTATCAGCAAAAGGTACTTTATTATGAATACTCATATTATTTAATGAGATTTTTCCTTTTACAGAATTTTCAAATTTTGGATTTTTTAATTGTTTTAAAATATTATTGAAACTGTCCATGCTTAAACTTGAATTTTCTAATATTTCAGAACCTTTAGGTATATATTTTTCTAATTCCATGTATGCTTTTCCTGCTTTTATTTTTGAAGAGGGCATATTAGCTGAGAAATAATAATATATACTATCACCATCTTTCCAACTTTTTAAATCAACATATTCATTAGTTTTGTGATTTTTAATAGATTTAATGGCTCTTCTTGTTCCAAGAATGCTATTATCATTTAGTTGTCTTGAAGCATTATTATATAATGTTAAATCATTTCCTAAATCTATTTTTTCATAAGGAATTTGTTTTTTTGTTTTAGTGTAATTATCACCACGATTTAAATTAATATTAGAATTTCTATTAGGTAACATATCATCAAAAACAATTTCCAATGGGGGTTCATCTAATTGATTAGAGATTGGTCTTATATTGTCAGCTTGATTAACAATGTTATCTGTTTTATTAATTGCATTAATTACTGGTTTTGAAATATCATCTACCATAACAGCACCTTTTTTTATATTTTTTGCAACATCAAAAACACTTGGTATTTTACCCATTTTATCTATCATTGGTATCGGTAACGCTGCCCCAATTACCCCCATATGCAGCATTTCCATATCTTTCAACGCCTGCCCTTTTAACCCATTTGGGTTCATAAACGACAATGCTGGATTTCCTTGATAATCTGAACTGCGAAAATCTGTACTTGGGAAATCTACTTTTCCATATAAGCTTTGTGTTTTTTTGGCATTTTTTTCTGCTTGTTGAGCATAATTTATATCTGTTTCTTGATTATAACGATGTAAAGAAGTACCCCATTTTTGTCGAAACTCACCTTCATTCATTAATCCAGATTTTACGGCAATGGCATCATTCTGAATATTCTTTGCAGTTTCTTGTTGAATTTTAGTTTTGTTTTCTATGTCAAGAATATCAGGATTCGCAACTCTGGTATTATCTATAGGGGTTGTAACAGGTTTTTGACCCACTTCTCTAACCTTTTTAGCCATTTCTTCCAAAGCCTCTTGATTAATCTGTTCTTTAGTTTTAGGTAAAGTAACATCAATCACTTTAGGAGTTGGAGCTAAATATGATTGTGGTGTTGTTGCTGAAGATGAGGTTGATGGATTGAAGGTAGCATATTTATTTGGCTTAGGAGCTAAATAAGAATTTGGTGTTGCTGGAATTAGACTACCATCAGGGGCATAATCAGCCATTACAGGCAATGTATCGACTAATGCATCTATACAACCATGACAACCATCTTTAATCATACCTTGTACTTCTGTACGATATTTTTTAGGTATAATAACGTAGTCTCCTGCTTTATTGCGAAGAATAAGTTCTGAGCCTTCTGCTTCGATATTTATATTTTGTTTCATAACTATTTAATTTTAGGTAATACTAATCCATGAGCTGCTTTTATATATCCACCACCTCTCGCAAAACTAAATCCATCTTTACCAAGTTTAATATCAACACCACCTTGAGCATGAGAAGGATAACCTTTTAAATCCTTAACTATTTCCCATTTAGAGCCTTTAGTAAAATTAGAACTTCTCATTCCCCTTTTAGCACAAGGATTACCTTCTTCATCTGTATAAGTTATTTCTGATTCTTTAATAGAAGTATTACTTAAATCAGAAGATAGAATATTCTCTACTATATTAATAAGTCCTGTAACTTTTTCCATACCAAAAGGTAAGGTTTGAGTACCACTTGTTTGTGCAGCTGTTACTTGAGGCATTGCAGGTTTATTAACAGTTAATCTATTTTTCTCAATTAGACTTTTATTATCTATACCAAAAGAATATTCTGAAATAGTATCATAACCTAATAACCCTATACGATGATAAATACCTTGTGAATCCCTTTGGTACAGTTGATATTTTTTAAAACCTTTAGGAATAAAAGGATTATAAATTCTTACAAAAGTTTCTGCACCACCATTTTTTATCTCAAAAGATTTTAAATTATCTAAAGTTTTTAAATTACCATCTATGATATTTATCATGCTATTTAATTTACCTATATTCGTAGGTAAAGCAGCAGCCATTTGAGGATTATTTTGAAAGAATTGTTTTATAAATAACTGTATTGATTCAGCTTTAGACACATCAGAATTATCCAACCCTTTTTGAGTATTTATAGAAGCTGCACCAAAACCAATCTTATCTAAAATAGTAACAGGTATATACTTCACAAACTGAGTTGCTTCTTGAACACCACCCTCTAAATAAGCATATTTTATCAAATCTTGAACTAAAGTAACTGTAGAGTATTCTTCCCCATTAAATTTAGGTAATGGCTCAGGAGAGCTTAAAAGCTCAATAAAAGCATTATATAGAGAAGATTCATCAAAGTCTTCTTGTTTTGTATTATTAAATGAAATTTTAGCAAAACCTTGCATATTTGATTTAAACTCTAAATTCATTATTAGAGGGTTTAAAAACAAATTAGGTTTAAGATTTTTTAAATTTCTAAGATATGTTGCTAAAGAGTTTTTTTGTTTTCCCCCTTCTTCAACAGTATCTATCATTAATCTATATCTTTCAGCTACAGGATTAGTAACAATGTTAAAAGATTGTCTTGTTACAAGGTATTTTTTAAACTCTTGAAACACTTTTTGGCGTATCTCAACATCTTTAGACTCAGACAATTCTTGATTAGCAAGACTTAATTTTATTTGAGATATTATACTTCTAAGACTTTGACTATCATAAGGGAAAAAAGAGTTCCAAGTATTATAAGCAGAATGAATACTATTTAATAAAATAGCACCTATAGGTGTTGTAGCTTTAAATATTCTAACTTTATCTTCACCGTAAAAAGGTAAAAGACCTTGTTCTAAAAACATTTTTTCCATTTCTGGTGTAAATTCCTCTATAAGAAAATCTGCAACAACTTCACCCAACATATCTATAAGATTATCAGCATAACTCTCATTACCAAGACTGTTAGCTATATAATCATATTTTTCTATAACATCAAAAAAGCTAATACCTAATTTAGAACTGTTGATATTAAAACGAGATATAGATTTACTTAAACTGTTATACATATTTTTTAGCTCTAAGAATTTTGTTAAAGCTGCATATTGCACAGCAGGTGTTGGTTCTTTAGCTAAAAGCTCTGTATACATATTAAAACCTGTCAATAAACTATCATCAGGAGCTGACTTTGCCATGTCTCCAAAACGGCCTAATAAATAGTCAATAACCTCTTTTTCTTTATTAGAAGAAAATTCATTCATTTTAGATTTCCCAGCTTTCATAAGAGTAACATATTCTCTTATAATAGGTTGAGATAAAAGCATATATGCAAGATTTACAGAAATTTCTTTATCATCAATTTTAAAAGTTTCACTATCAAAACCAAGTAAAGTCATAAGAACATCTACACCAATAGTTAAATCATTAACATTAAGAACACCCATAATTTGTTCTTTCTCATTATCCGTTGCTGTATTTTGTCTTTCTTCTAATATTTCAGGTATAGTTCTTTGACCATCAAATGTTGTTATTTGTCCTAAAGTACCTTTAGAAGTAAAATTACCTATAGTAGTATTATATGGAACACGTTCAGTTTTACCTCTTTCATTTACAATAAAAGTAAATAATTGTACAGGTTTATCTAATTGTTCTGCTAACCCATTAAATGTTACCGCATTAGAATAAATACTGATACCAAGTTTACCAGCAGCTCCTAACTCCATTTTATTATCCTGATGGTCTCCATCAAATGAAGTGAAATATTTATAGTCTTTTTTACTATTTAAAGCATCTTGAACTAACTTCTTATTATTCTTAGCATTATCCATAGAAAGTACTCTATTTACTTTTTTAAGTACTTCTGGATTATTAGAGTATAAAATTTCCTGATGTGTTTTTACTATTTCATTTTCAAGAATTTTTGTTCTAAAGTTTTTATCCATTAAATTTCTGTAAGCAATTTCATATGTAAAAAAATCTATATCTTTTAAGGTATTTTCTTTTAATTCTTTTTGTAACTTTTTACCTTTTTTTATAGTTTCTTTAAATACATCGAAACCCATAGCAGCCATTGCTTCAGCTTCATCTTGTAAATTTTTAAGTAAATCTTGCTTAAATTTTTTATCTGTATATTGTTTTTTTAGCTCTTTATAAGTTTCTATAAATTCTTGTTCTTCCTCTAAAGTTAATTCAGGGTCAGTTAAAACTTTTATTTTTCCTTCAGCATTTACATAGTGATGTAAATAGTACATATTCTCTTTATCCACGTCAAAGTCAAGACCTTTTTGAGCTGTAAGAGCTTTAGGTACTATCATCAAATCACCAACCTCAACAGGAAGTATTCCAACAATTTCTATAGCAGAAGCAGATATTAAACCTGATGTTGGTATACGAAAAGATATAGAACTTAATAATTCTTCATCTATCATATCTTCTTTTAAAGTGAGATAACCATCTTCTCTAACATTAACATATTTAGTATTAGGATTACCTTGAGCATCAAAGAAACTAATTAATTTTCCTTTATTATCTCTTAAACGTAAAGGTAAAAATACTTGAACTTTATTACTTTCAGTTCTTGCTTTTAACTCTCCTTGATACTTAGAGGTAAATATAACTTTACCTTCATATTTACTTTTTGCTTTTAGTTTTAACCCTGCTTCAGAACCAACCACAAAAGCATTACCTGGTAATTTAAGTTCAATTAATCTTTTAGAAAACATTGAATTTAAAAGGCTTTCAAATTTATTTGAATCAGGGGTCATCCATAAAGGTAAAGAAAAATTAACATCTTTAAAATTAAATTTCAATTCTTTAGAAAGAAAATCTTCTTGAGAAATATTTGAATTTAAAAGTTTTTGCATTTTAGATATATTCTCTATAGAAGCTGGAACTTTCCCTGCATGTAAATCTTCTAAAAATTTAATTTCCTTACTATTTAAGGTAATAGATTTATTTGCTCCTGTAATAGATGTATCACCTAAAGTTACACCAACTAAAGCAACAGCATTAAGAGCCTCTACAGATTGCATAGGATAATTTCTTTTCTTAGCCTCATCAAGAAGTACCTCTTGTAATTTCTCTAAAGTATAAGCTATATTTTCAATCTGTCCTATAGGAGATAAACCTAAATCTCTGAATAAATTTTGTTTTTTTATGTTTATAAGCTCAACAAAATTTGCATTAAATTTTTGTTGCATTTCTTTAAAGCCTGGTAAGTCAACAATACCATTACCAAAAGAAAGTTTTAATAGTTGTGTACCAAGAGCAACTTTCTCTTCACCTTTTAAGAATTTAGGTGGTACATCTTGTTGAATACCAAAATTATCTCTGTCTAAAAGTAATGATGATGCTAAAAGATTATCAGCAGTTAAAGGTAACACTTGACCATTACTATCAAATATTGATAAAGCATTTTTAAGTGAACCAATTTTATTAGCTGTTTGGTATGAAGCTCTTACCCTTTTACCTGTAGTATTCTCAAGTTCCTCCATTGCTACTCTTAAATTATCCAACTCCATATCTAAAGTTAGCTCAGGTAGTAATGGGAAAGATGATGATTTAATATACATAGGTCTCATTACACCATTTTCAGTATCATTTATCATTCCTGTATATACAGGTTTTATAGGTGTAAGTACAATTTTTAATTCTTCAAAAGATAAGAAATCTTCTTTTGATATTTCTTTTTTACCTTTTCTTTTATCTAATTTTTCTATTATTTGATTAAACATTTTTTCTTCCATGTACCCTTCTCTATAAAGAAGTTCAACATGTTCTCTAACAGTAGTATACTCTTGAGCATCTGTTGCTGTAAGATTTAAGAAATCTGATATAGAAGGATATTTAGAAGCTAATGTTGATAACAATTCTTTTCTAACAACATTACTTGTAGAAGCATTATATTCATTTATAATTTGTTGAGCTTCTTTTGCAGCCTCTTTACCATAATGAATTTTAACAATATCTGCAAAATTATTTGTGATATCTTTAAAATCTGAAAGGAAAATTTGATAGTATGAATCTATATTAGAGTTATTTAATTTCTTTCTTGGTGCTGCTAAAAATGCAAGACGTTTACCTAAGTTTATATCTAAACCAGCACTTTCAGCAAATTTAGCATAAGCATTTTCAACTTTCGGTGAAGAAACATCACCATCATTAAAAAAGTTTTTTAACTGTTTCTCTTGAGCATAGAAAGCTAAATCTCCAAAAAATAACATGGAAATATTAGCCATTGTCAATAAATTATTAATAACCATATCAAAGGCAACCATTTCAATAGCTTCCTTTTTATCTTTAACATTTTTTCTTGAGGCAAGATATTCTTTATCTAAAATGATAACCTTCTCATTTCCATTTTCATCTACAGAATAAAATAAATCTTCATACTGCATCTTTTTAGTTTGAACTTTATCTAAAACTAAAGAATTTATATATTTTTTTGCTTTAGTTTTAAATACTTCTATAATAGGTACACCATCTATAGTGTTATTTAAAAAGTTTTGAATGTTAGCATTATAATTTTTATTTACATTAAGATATTGAGCTACAGTAACATCACCTATCATTATTTCATTAAGACCTGGTAACATTAAGAATAATCCAGCTACACTATCATAATCACTAATATTTGTTTTTTCTCTTTTAGAGAACTCAATAATTCTTTCTAATTCAGCTTCAACAAGCTGAGAATAAAGAAGTTCAAGTACATCATTTCGTAATTCTGTCTTATCTTCATTAAGCAAATCTCTTTGCATATCTATAAGTAAAGTTCTTAAAAAGAACATTTGACTTTTATCTGACATTGTTGGAAAGAACATTCTACCTAATCTCCCTTGTAATAAAGGTTGCCCTTCAAGATTAAGATTTATAGAACCTTGTTTCATATCTAACAATCCTGCAAGTTTTACAATCTCTCTGTCAATACTTGACAAAGATGTAATTTCTGAATTAGCAGTAAACTTACTACCAAATTCTTTAAGAGCAGTATTTGCTAAATAATCTATACCAAAGAAATCTTTAAACCTGTCATTTGTATTAATTAAGTTTAATAAAACAGATTTACCATTAAAAACTTTACTTGACATAAGTGTTCTAAAAGACTCATCCTTAACAAGTTTATTAGCCATATCAGTAGCAAAACATGGTAATGGTTTTGCATAGATAGACTTTCCACCATCTCTAAAAGAAATAGTTGTTGTATGTTTAGTATATTTCTGTTCTACATTAATAAAAGCATTTAAATGATTATTAATATCATAAAAAGGGTGATTTTTATTATCTTCTAATATAGTTACATCAGAATCTTTTTGAGCCATCTGTTGTAAATAGCTTAAAAGACTTCCATATAATCCACCACTCTTCCCAAGTTCAAAAAGAGATTTATAAGATTTAGCAACATATTTATCCCCCACAAGAGCATAACCAGGCTGTTTGATAAAATGGTCTAAAGTAGCATCAGATACATCAATACCAAATTCTCTTAAAAACAATTTTATTTCATCTTTAGAAGGAGTATACTGTTTTTTCCAATTATTAGCTTCAAGATGTTTCCACTTATTCCATAAAGTTTTTGCTTTAGTAACATTTATTTTATAATCTAAAGTAGCCTTATTCCAATAAATTATACCTTCATGTAAGTTTAAAGAGTTTTCAACCCATTCATTTCTTATAACTCTTTTTATCTCATTAGAATTTGTATCATATATCTTTAAAGAATAAGTACCATCTTTATTTTCTTGAAACATAGCAAATTTAGATGATAAATTATGCTTTCTGTTTTCAGATACAAAAGCATTCTGTATTTGCCCATCGGCTTTTTTTAACTTATCAATAAAATCTGGCAGCCATGTTTGTTGTTCACTGTTCTGTTCTAAAATAGAAATCATCTCAGCAAAGTTAGCCTCACTTTCTAAAGGTGTAGTTAATAAGGTTTTCATTAAATCTTCAATCCTATCAAAACCTATATAAACAGGAAAACCTAAGAATCCTGTTTTTAAATCTCCATTAGGTAATCTGTCTTGAATACCTGAATAGAATCTCTTTAAAAAGTATGACCCATGTTTTTTACCATTATCTTCTAAAGAAGAAGCATTATATGCTTTTTCAATTTGGTGCATTTCATCTTCTTCAAAAACTTCTGCTGTCTTTACATACTTTTGAAGCCTTGCAAAACCATTATCAACTAAAGTATTAATATTATTTATAACAATATCTATCTTTTTATTTTCTTCAAGACGTTTTTGTTTTTCTTTTTTAATACCATCAGTCTCAATTTCTTTCCAAGATTCTAATTGTTCTATATTATGTTTTCTTTTTTCAAATAAAAAATTAAGAACATTTTGTCTTGCTTTAGCTAAGGCAGATGCTTTATCAATCTGTTCCCCACTTTTTAACATATTTGAGAGGTCTATAAAGATAGAATTAACAATAGTAAATTCTTCTACAGGAGTAAGACCTTCAATATCTATTCTTGACATAACCATTTCAGAAACTAATTCTGGTGTCCATTCACCATAATTTAATTCTTCAGATAATTCTTGAGTAGCTATTTGTTCTAATAATGTATAGTTCTCTTTTACATATTGTTGAAGCTCTGCTTCATTTTGGAACTCTATAACATCACCATTAGGTAATAAGATTTTTTGAAAACAAGCCATAATAATATTTTTTATTTACAAATATAATATATTTTATATAAATTAACATGGAATTAAGTAACCTTTTTTGCTAAGAAGTTCAATAATTGCCATAGTGGGAGCAAGTTCTTTTTCTAACTCTGCTTCTTTTTCAGCCATTTTTTGCTGCTCATATTTAGCCATCAAAGCATCTAATAAATCATCATCAATAGGTTCACCAAGTCTTTCTGCTTCTTCTTTTATACTTTGAATATTCTCAACAATAACCTCAGCAGGTGATGGTGGTAATATTTCTTTTTTAGAAGTATCAATCCCATTTGCAGTTTCAGCATCTTTAACTTCTTGAGCTGTCATCTCTTCCTGTTTAACAGTACTTGTTTGTACCCCTTGAAAAGTATAATTCAATCTTGGTTGAGTAAAAGTAATATAATTAGGTTTCTCCTCTGTACCAATATTATATGCAGCTATGTTAGTTTTTAATTGAGTTTTTATGAAATCCTCATAAAACATAGTAGGAGTTAAATTTCCATTATTATCTATAGTAAACATCATATTGTTTTGATTTTTACCAAAGTTCTCTAAAGAGAAATTCTGAAATATTTTAGCATTGCCCCTATCACCAGAAACACCTGAACCTAAAAATTCTATAAAAGATTGAAGATTAGTTACATTAGGATTATTTAAATTTAATGTTTTAACCTCTCCACCATGTCTTCCAAAACGTATATAATCACCTTGAACAAAGTATTCTACATAAGGAGTACCAACAGGGGCAGTATCTTTATTAATTCCAATACGTATATATTTAGATAAAATATTTTTTACAGCTTCATGGTTAATCTTACCAAGATTATTTTTTATTTTAACACCTGTTAAAACTTCTATCTTTTCTATAGTTCTTTGTTCTACACCCAATTGCCCTGTAATAACTTTTAATATATTAGAAATGTTATTTACAGATTCATTTGATAGAGTATTTCTATGAGCTTGAAACACATGGAATGTATTAGGTGTGCTACCTTGACGTATTTCAACAACAGTACCTTTACCAAAATCCATTGACATTTTTATAGTTGCTCCTGGAAAGGCTGAGGTTAAAGGCATTTTCTTACCATCTTTAACAATAACAACATTACCATTTATAATAGTACCAACCATAACCTGGTCAGTGTTACCTTTAAATACTTCACTTATAGGCATTACTCCTTTTATTTTAGCATCAGCTAAAGGTGTATATTGACCCCAAGTTTTTTCTGTTATTTTTATAACAGCACCATTATTTTGAAAAGCTTGTAAACGTATCTCATTTAAGTTTTTTCTCGCAGTTTCTATAGTTGCTCTTTGTTTTTCATAATCAGGAATACCTGTTTCAGGATTCTTAAAATCTGAAATATTATTAGGATTATACCATTCATTATCATGAATATAAAAAACATCATTTCCTTTTGTAGAAGCTACCATAGGTACTTTAGCAACCCATTTAAGATTTAACTTACCATTAATAATTTTTTGATTACCAGGTAATTTCTCCCATTCACCAAAAGTAATTATTCTTTTAGATAATGGTCCAGCAGGTTGTTTTTTAGTTGTAACAGCATCATCATCTAATTCATAATTATCCCACAATGTTACTAAATAGTTTTGTACATTATCAGGTATTCTTACAGATAGTTCTGTACCAGGCAATAAGTTGTTAGGGTCTAAAGCATATTTAATATTTAATCTTTGACTCTCCTCTAATTGAGCCTCATCAAGAGTAATCCTTTGAATAGAAAATGTTTCACCATCTTTATTTACCATAATTCTATATGGTAAAGATAGATAAGCTCCTTTAGGAGTACTATCTGTTATTCTGTTATCCTTAACCTCTACAACAACACCTTCTTCAGATATTTCATTTTTCTTTACAGAATTATCAATAGAAATGTTTGGGTTTGTAGGAGTAGGAGGAATAGTTTTTGTGCTACTCTGCTCCGCTTCTTGACTCTGCTCTTCTACAAACATTTCTCCAACTAAACTATCAAATGCTTCAATAGCACCTTCAAGACCTTGAATATGGTTAATATAAGCATTTGTTTTATCTTCTAACTTTAATCCATAAGCAAGTTCATACCCTTTAGCTAAAGCTTCAAATTTTTCATCTATATTTTCTTTAGAAGTATTGTCAATCAGTATTTTAATAAACTCTCCAAAAGTAGGTCTTTTTCCTTTAGAGGCTGTGATAGTATTTACCATTCTCTCCACACTACCTTTAAGAACTTCTTTTTGTTCTTCTGTAAGTTCTTTTAAAGTCTTAGGTGAAAACTTAGCTCCTGCATCATCGATTTGTTTTATCTCAGATTCATATCTACCTTTATTTTTTACTGAAAGCCCGTCTTGGCTAAGTTTTCTCTTCTTTTCTTCTGGTATATTTTTAGAGTCTTGCAAAACATTTAATAATGTTGAAAGGTCAGGATACGCCTGAGTTGTTCCCCATCCTCTATATGATTTATCTTCATATTTTGCAAGAGTATTAATCACATCTTCCATCCAAACTATTTCATCTGGAACTTTTAGTTCCTCTTGTCTTCTTCTTTCTATTTCAGCTTTTTGAACTTCTGTATTATTTTCTTGACCAAACCCTAAAGCTTCATATACCTCATTAGCTAATTCAGGATTAGATTCAAATAATTCATTTATCTTTTCTTCATTATAAGATTCCCAAAGAGCATCTAATTCATCACTAATTGTAGCCCCTTCTGTATCTGTTAAAACAGTAGTAGCCTGAGACTTAGGAGGATTAACAGTACTTTCAACTGTAGGAGATTGAGCCTTTATTGTATTCTCAGCTTTCATATTATCAACAATAGCCTGACCTTTCTCCTTAGTTTCAGGAGCAGTGTCTTTGGAATTGACCACTGTCTCAATGTCTTTTACATTTCCCTTTTTTCTTTTTTCTTCTAATTCTTTTTCTTTTCTCTTTTTTATATATTCTTTTCTTCCAGAAAAACTTTCCAATTTTTCTTTTTTCTCTTTTCCAAATTCAAATCTTTTATCTTGATTGTCTAAAGCTTGGAACAATTCTGCATAAGCTTCTATAACATCTTTTGTATTAGCTAATTCAACAACTTCTTCTTGAGAGAATTTCTCTTCTTGCAACTCATTAAGTTCTTGATTAAGTTGTTCATATCTTTGTTGTTGAGCTTCATTTCTTTTAATAGAAGATAAGAAACTTATCTCACCCATCTTAGCATTAAAATCTTTAACTTTTTGAGAGGTAACATTCATTCTTGTATATTCAGACTCTAATTCAGTATTGAAATTACTTGTCATTTTCTTTTTAGTCTGAACAGCTTTCTCCATTTCAAACTCAGCATCAGTTAAATTAGATGCAACACCAAAGTCTTCATATTTTTTATAGTTTCTATCAAATTTTTCTTTAATAGAAGTTGCATCTTCAATTAAATCTTTGAAATGCTCTTTATTATCTGGAGTATTTTGTACACCATATTTTTCTAAAACCGTTGTATCATTCTTTTCTAAAGCAGTATAAATTTCAGTTAAAGAAGATAAATATGTATTAAATGCTCTATCATCACCTTGCTTTTTATCCCAAGCTAAGTTTTCATAAACCATTTGTTTTTGAAGTTTATGACGAATATTGGCAGCTTCTTTAGTTTTACCCTCAGCAACAGCTTTATTTAAAGCAGTATTATATTTAATAATACTTGCCATAGTACCATTAACCAAATCATCATACATCTTAGCATTAATATTACCTGCAAATTTTTTACTTACAGAACTTGCAACCTTACCAACACCTTGAAACAAGCCACCACCTAAAGCACCAGAAATAATAGCAATACCCATTTCTTGGTCCATAGGATTAAAGTCTACAAACATACCACGATGTCCTGAACTACGCATCACCTCATCTTCTGCAAGTTTTCCAAAATATGCTTGCATACCCTCTTCAAAACCTTCAGAAACCATTTGTATTCCTGTTTCAGCAAGACCTGATAATTTAGTATTCTTAATACCTTTAGTTAAAGTTTTACCTAAAGCTTCTACAGAATTAGAATAACTACCTATATTTACTTTATCTATTCCAGGTAAAGTACTTCTAATCATACCAAACTGTAAAGCATTTAAAGCAATAAGTGGAGTAGCTTCCATTTTAAAATGTAAGTGTGCAGCCTCATTAGCATACTTCATAGCCTCTTCATGCTCAACACCCATACTACGATACTCATTATAAACATTTTCTCGTGTTTCTAAAGCATTATCTTTAGTTTCTTGTAAACCTTTAAAAGCTCCAAAAGCAATACCTGTACTGTATTTAGCTAACTTTGTAGCTAATACACTTGCTTGTAATCCAGATGAAGCACCAAATGTTGCAGCGGTTAATAAGGACAAAGCAGCTTGCTGACCTAAATCACCAACCATATTACCAAAAGAATAACTTAAAGCATCAGGAATTTGAGCAAAGTAATCTCTTGAACCAAATTCCATATTGGTGTTATAATATAATGGGTTTTCTATTTTAGCATCCTCTCTAATTTTTTTATTGTAATCAAATAAAGCTGAAGTGTGTTCAATAGCTCTACCATTAGCTAAATTCCACATATTCTCTAAATCAAAGTCAAAAGAATTAATAATTCCAGCTCCAAAATTAGAAACAACTCTACTCCATAAATTACCTATAAATTCCCCCATAGGTTGATTAGCTGCTAAAGAGTTTTGATAATCTTCAGTAGAATTACCATTTACAGGAATCCAGTTATCATCAAGAAGTCTGAACATTTCAGAAGCCCCTTTAACATACATACCTCTTGTTGTAGCTGAACCCTCTATAATACTAAAAGATTCAGGGGTATAGTTTGCATACTTTTCCTGCTTTCTTGCTTGTTCAGCTTGAAATATAACATCCATAGGGTTAGTCTCATTAGGATTACCCATATTTTTTACAGTGTTTCTATAAGCTTTTTCAGCTTCAAATATTTTATCATATTCTTCTTCTCCCATTATCGAACATATTTACCAGCTAAGTATTCTTTTAATTCTCCAAAACTTTCATATTTTTTTTCTGAGCCTTCTATATAAGTATCTCCATCATAAAGTTTGTATATAATATCACCATCTTTTATTTGTACACTATGTCGTACATCAATAGGTTTTTTAATCTTTAAATTTTTTGATTGATATGATGGGTCATCAAGATAACTTGCTTTAAAGAAAATCTCTTCATTTGCTGTTTTTGGATTAGATAAAGTAGCTTCAATTTCTTGCAATTTATTTGTGATTAATCTGTAACGATTATCAGCATTTCTTGCCATTTCTGCAACTCTTGAATTTTTACCATAATTTTTAACCATTAAATCTTGTAAACTATTTGGACCATTATACACATCTTTATATATCATGGTAAAAGGTTTACCTTTTTCCAAAGAACTTCCTTCAGGAACAGTTAATGGTGTTACTATTACAGTACTTATATCACCATATGTTAAGTATTCTACTGTAGCATGACCAGCAGCAACAGCACTTCCCCAATCTACAATCTTAGCTTCAGGGTCTATTGATTTTAAATATGATAAATATGTTACTCCTGTATTTGGTGGTAATTGGTCATCTCTTCCAGAATCATCTTGAGTTCTTATATTTCCATACATATCATAAGGACTATAAACACCTTTTACTACAGTAGCCCCTTGAGTTGTAAGATATGAAAGATGTTGGTTTAAAAGTTTTTGTGGTGTAACACCTTTAACATCCGCATCATTACTTAATAATGGAAAAGCATTTTCAGTATAAACAACATTATTAGCAGCCTGTTCTATAGGTGAGTATACATTAGCTCTTTTTAATTTATCCTCTACTTCCAAATAAGGGTCTTTATACCCCATACCAGGAACAATTTCAGCCAATGCACCACTTAAAGGATAAGTAAGTGCTCCTGCAATATTATTTGCCAGTCCTATAGGACTTAAATTGTATTTTGCTTTTTTAATTTTAGCTTCTTTTATTTTTGCAGGTAATTCTAAAACCATTTTAATCTTTTCTTCTCTAGATTTACCCATATCTTCATTTGTAAAGACACCAGAAACTTTCATGATTTTATCAAGATACTCTTCTGTAAAAGCTTGTCCAAATTGACTTTGGAGATTGTTAAAACGTGCTTGTTCAGCAGGTGTTAAATTAGTTCTGCCAGCATATGATTTATACTCTTCAAAAAGTTTTGTAGCTTCTTGAGGAGTATATCTTCTTGTAGTTTGTGATGTAATATTTATTACATGGTCAACTTTTTCTAAATCTTTTTCATATTTTTTAAGAGCTTTAGCATTTCTGTGTTTCAAATTTTCTAAAGCACCAGAATTAGTTTTTACCTCTGCTGTAACTTCATCTTTAGTAGTCTGTGCATATTGAGAAGCATAAATACGTGCTTGGTCATTAGCCTTTCTGTAAATGTATTGCTGCTCAGTTTCTTTTTCACCTTTTTCATTAACAGACCCAGCACCACCTAATCTATATTTTTGTCTTTCCATAGAAAGAAACGCATCATTGTTTAAAAGATTAGCTAAAGCAACTTGATGTATAGTATTTTGATAGTACCCTTCTAAAGTATGTTCATAAGTTTGAAATTCTGTTTCTGTTAAATATTTAATACTTGGGTCAAAACTAATAGCAGCACCATAAACTTGACCTGTATTTTTATCTTTAACAATACGTCTTTCCATATCAACTTCCATAGTATTAGGGTCAAATTTACCTTCTCTCCCTGTTTTAGGGTCGTAATAATTTATACCTGTTTGAATACCAGGTCTTGTTATTATATGTTTTAAACCTTCAGTATTAACAGTTTCTTTTAAAATTTTCTGAGCATTAACATAAACAGCTCCACCAGGTATTTTAAAATTAGGGTCATAGCCTTTAGACACCTGTTCTTTTACCCAAGCATTATAAATATTTTGTTGATTTTTTATACCTGTTCTTTCATCTTCATCTTTAGCTTTAGAAAGCATATCTTCATACATCTTATTTTGAGATTTCCATGTTGCATAGTGATTTTGCATTTTAGACAAATCTCCAGACTGCAATTGTTTTGTTACTTCTTTTATAGCTGATTTTAATTGAGAATTTAAATTAACATTTTCAGGGTCTTTAACAACTTGAGAAATAAGCGTATTAATATTCTCCCCTAAAGGTTTCATAATCTTGTTAGCCTCTTCTTCATATTCTTCAAAAATATCTAATTTTACATCATTAAATTGGTCTCCTAAAGTAACTAATTTATTTTTTAACCCTTGAGTAACAACTTCTTGTTTAGCTAACTCAAGCATCATCTCCTTATCAGGTTTATAAATAAAATCAATAAATTTCCCTTCTGCTGTATTATAATATGCTCCCATAGATAATTATTATTTAGGTTGGTTGATTTGATGTAGGTTGTACTATACCCCCTATTTTTTGTAATAAAAATAAATCAATTAAAGATTGTATCTCTTGCTGTGTTTTACCTTGAGCTTTCCAAATATCTATTTGTTTCTCAAGTTCTTTATTAGCATACAACTGATTCATAGATTTTCCAATATTCTGTAGACCAAAACCTATATTAGCCTTATCTTTACCTAAGTTTTGATTAAATGCGTCTTGGTCTCGTCTATTCATAATATCAGCACTTCGAGCCCCAGCTCTTTGTAATTGGTCTGTTTGTAATTGCATACCTGCTTTGCCCATCATAACTTCCATAAGTTGATTAGCATAAGCCATATTTATTTCATTTTGTTTTTTATTTAATTCTTGTTGAGAAAACAAATCTAAAGCTCTTAAAGTGTTAATACCTCTTGCAGAACTTCTTGCTCTTTGAGCCATTGTATTACGCATCAATTCTAAATCTTGTAAAGCTTTATCTCTGTTTTGTTTTAAAGCTACTACAGAATCCTCATACGTTTTTAAAGCCTCTTCTCCAACTCCTTGCATGAAATTCTCATTAAGTCTATCAGAAGCTCTGTTTTTAAGGGTATTCATATAAGGAGCTATTATAGATATTGCTTGACCTGTTAAGCCTACAACATCTCCAGGAGTAATACCAGGAGTATATTCTACCTTAGGTTTTGACATTTTTGCCAGACCTTCTTCAAAAACACTAGTACTTCCCATAGTATCTAAACCATCTTTCTTTTCAAAAGATACAGGAGAACTTGTTTTAGCCCCAACTATCTCTGTACCTGTATCTTCTCTATCAGGAATAATAGTTCTATTGTATGTTGCTAGAGTGCTTACAGGATTTACTACATTTAGAATATTGTAAGGGTCTTTAGATTGAGGTATTAAAGATTTATCTAAATACATTTCTGTATAATCTTCATCTTTAGGTTTTAAGACACCCATACTATTTGTACCTGTAAAATATTTTCTTAATCCTTTTTTACCTGTACCATAAGCAGCAGTTTGTTCTTGAGGATTAAATAAATTATTAAAAGCTTCTTGAAGAGCTAAATCCTGTTCTTCAGCTTTTTTATTAATAGCTTTTATTCTATCAAGAGTTTGAGCTATTAAAATATCACCAGGATTTTTAGCTAATTTACTTTCAAGACTTGCTTCTTTCTTAGCTCTTTTCTTAGCTCTCTCAGCCATAGTATCACCAAACTTTTTAATTCTTTTAGAGTATATTTTAGTTTCTTCAGGTAAACTTGTAGGTATACCACCCTCTTCATGTGAAGGACCATTAAATTCAATAACTGAACCATCAGGAGTTTGAGCAACTTCTTCCCCTTCAACCTCAACAGGTACTTGCTCTACCTCTCCACCAAAAGCCATCTTTTTTATTAATGGTAAAACATTTTGAGTAAACTCTTGACCTATAATAGGAGAAGCAGCAATCATATAAGACATAAACTGACTAAAGGGACTTGTCTGTGCTTCAGCCATAGCTTTATCTAAATTTAAATTATTTTGAGCTAAAACCTCTGAGGGATTTTGTACCAACCCTTTAATAGGAGTACCTGTAGCACATTTTTTTCTTTTAATTTTCATATTAACAGTTTTTAACTTTTAAATTTATCTCTGTGATACCCTATCAGATTCAGATGAAAAATTAAACAATAATTTAATATTGTCAAAGGTATCAAAAATAAAACGTATAATCAAGTATTTATCACGAAAAGATTCAAGTTGTTCCCAACTTTTTTGCTCATCTATAATATTTGTATTAATAACTTTATCTATAAAATAATCATCTTGTCTATCAGAATAATCTGAACTGAATAAAGGTTCACTTTGTGATATAACATAATCTCTAAAATTATTTAAAGTCCAATCTTTTTCACTTCTACTTAATAAGACTTCATTTGGGGAATTTACAATTTGCTCCATAAGGTAATCAGCAGATGTTACACTTTTAGCAGAAAGCTCTACTAAACCTGTACTTTGTCTTGCATTGTAAAGTATAGCCTTATTAAATGTAGTATATCTATCTTCTCTAAATTGTTTTGTTATACTATCATATATTTCAGCTTTAGTTAAGAATTTTATGTAATCAAATACTTTTGTTTGTAAAGGATTTTGATTAGAAACAATCTCTACAATAAAAGGTTTTAATACACCATAATAATTATTATAAAGCCCTAAAGTATTATGTTTCCATAGATACCGATTCCCTACAGTTTTAGAGTAAATATCTGTAAGAGTTTTATAGTATCTTTGTGGAATATAACTATGAAAAGAAATCCATGTATTTGTTTTTATATTGTAAGATAATGTCCATCCTTTTTGTATTTCTACAGTAGGTATATATTGTGCTGAGTATTCTTTAGTAATAACACCATTCTTTTCAAATAATAATTCATTATTAATCATACCTTTAAAAGTATAACCATTATCTATATAATTATCTATAGTTAAAGCATAATTTTCAAAAAGAAAAAGTTTATCGGCAAAAGCTACAAGTTGGTCATCATCATTAAATGTATCTTCAATACTAAAATCTCTTTTTGTAATTATAATTCTTTCATTTTTAGAATCATAAACAGAAATATAACCAAAACCATAAGCATTAAAAGGATTATTAATATAGTCTAAACGATTACCTGTTTGATTATAAAAACTTTCAGGAAAATCAAACTGCATATTATTGTTAAAGAATGATTTCATTCCAACATCACTAATACTTTTTAATTGCTGACCATTGAAATTATATATTTGATTTTGTTTTTCACACACAAAGAATACCCCATAAGGAGTTTTTAGTGTAGCCCACTTTTGAATACATCCTGCTGAAATACCATTCTCTGCATCTATTATACGTCTTGGTGGTACACTAAAATATTCACCTGTACCAAGAAATGTTAAAAAATCCCCTGTAACTCTTTCTTGAAGATTTTGTGGTAAAGACCATAAAGCTTCTTCAGTATGAATAAACAAGTTATTTTGTATTTTAAAGAGGTCTGTTATTTCTCCTGTTTCACCCTCTATATCTCTATAGTTATTAGGTAAAAACACCTTAAAATTATCTGTAAGCTCTTCTTGAAAGCTTTGTTCAGAATAATATACTCTATGCGGAAAACTTCTAAATTGACCATTATTGAGAATATACTCTAAAGGTAAAGGAAAAAATATCTTTTCTTTATTTGTTCTAAAGTAGTCTTTATTAATTTCATAGAACTCAGCAGTACAAAACCCTTGATATAAAACACCATTCTGATTTTCAGTATCTCTAACAGTAAGTTTGTTTAGTAAATAATTTCCAATAACAGAAGGGTTAAAAACAAAAGGTGCTGGTAAAAATACATCAGGACCATAAGTAGGTTTAACTCTGATATTCATATTGACAGAACTTTCAAAATAAGTATTGCTTAGCACATCAGAAAAATATTGTATCTCATCATCCGTTGGTGTTGGAGATAATTGAGAAGAACTTACAGTATCTTTTATAACTGTACCTAAACTTTTTTTATACTCAGCTTCATAAATCTCATTAGCTTTTTTAGCATCTATGCCAGACTTTAGAGCAGAAAGACCCCAATTAATTTGTTGTACACCAAGTGTAAATACTTGAGGTTGAATGTACATTGCACCAATAACAGAACTAGCAACACCTGATATCATAAGATTTATACCAAGTATTATTCTAAAAAGCCCTGTTTTCCTATCATAAGTTTGAAAAGCAATATCATAAAAATAAGTGTTGATAACATTCATAGGGGATATAAAAGAATCTCCATGATATAAAGTTATACTGCTTCCTGTAGCAATATTAGTATGTTCTTTATAAGAAGGTTGTGTTTTAAAATCTCCATAAGGATTGCTTAGTACTTTAGTTAATAGTACAAAAGGTAAGTAATCACCTGAAGCTAAGGCAGGTATTACTGCATCTAACTTTAAAATACCTATTCTATTATCTGAAGATACATTATAAATATTTTTATCATCTACAGTTAAGGATGAAGCACTATTTAGATAATATATTTTGTCAATAGTTTGATAGTAAGAACCTGCTAAAGTGTTTGGTTCATAATTGCAAATATTATAACGATTACCAACTTTTAACGAAAATCCATCTTCATCTTTACCTTCTCTCCTTTTAGCAAGAGCTGCATTATATGTAGTTCCAGGATAAACATCTTGAGCAGAAACAACACCTTGCTGTAAATATATTAATCTATCAAGATACCCTATAATTTGGATACCAGAAGCTTCATATTCTTTTTCACGAAACTTAAATTCAGGATTTGTGAAAGCATACCATAAAGTTTCATTTGTAGTACCTTTAGGAAAGAATTGAGCAAAAGCTGAATAGTTATCATCTTTCATTAAAGGGTGCAAAACAGAAGTATCTAATATAGTTTTATCTTTATCTGTTCTTTCTTTTCTACAGATATAATAACCTATACAATTTGTAGGTAATTCTATATTAGAAAACTCTATACCATAAATATCAGCTTCGTAGTCAAACAATGGTTCTCCTTCTAATTCTTCATCAAAAGCATAAAAATAGAAAGTTAATGATACACCTGATGCTGTAGATTTTGCTCCTTGAGTATCTGAAATATAAACATTACTTGCATCACCATCTAAAAACATTTGAACATTATAGAAAAAATTACCTTCTTTAAAATACGTATCACCCACTATTGCCCAAACACCTTTTTTATTTTTCATTGCAGTTGCGTCTGCAAGAGATATATTTGTTATTTGAGAACTACCTAAAGTTACATCTCCAGTAATAGTTAGCATATTGCTTGAGGAAACACTTTTTAACTTTTTAACAACAAAATTTCTAACATTACCATTACCATCATGTCTGAAAGGAAATCTATGATGTCTTACAGGTGTTCCTTGTAAAGAATTACCCTTATAATCTTTTCCCCAAAAATCTGTTACTCCAGGTATAGCATCATACTTAACATCAGTTAATTCATTACCAAAAGCAGATTGAGCTCCTGTACGCATCCAATTATCAGCATTATCATCATTATCAGGTTTTCCTGGTATATGGTATGCTGGAGAAACAAAACCATCTTTAAAAACATAACATATATCAAAGGCATAAATTTCTCCAGGCATATAACCTATAGATTCTAAATCAATAGTCTGTCTTTTAGGATTGTCTGTTGCAGTTATATCATTTAACTTAATTGTCTTAGTTGTTTGTATAGAACTTATCTTAGAAGCATATTTTTGTAACCCTATAAGGTCATAAGAAGGTTCTGTAGTATTAGCTAATATTAAACGATTCTCAAGCTGTTCTATATGTTTAGCTGTTGCTATAATAGTAGGCTCTTCATTTATTTGTTCTATTGTGGTTTTAAAAGGTGTATTAAGTCCTGTCAATTCAAATGTAGTTGTTTTTATAGGTATAGGCTCTGTATAGCATACATTATTTATAATACCATTACCATTACTTGCTTCTATAAGATACAATCTGTAATAAATAAAATTATCATCTAAATTACTCATAGTAACTTTTATACTTTTATTTGTATTACTGTACTGAGTAAAAGGACTTTGTAAATTTGTTGAACCATTTATATCTTTAAAGTCCTTACTATACTTATCATGGTAAATATTAATAACATTTGAAACACTGATAACTTTAGTGGAGTTTAAATCTTCATCTAAAAACGAAATACCAATATTATATGAACCAGCCAATAACTGCCCATTACTCAAAACTTTTATAGAAGAAAAGGTTGGGTAAACACTTGTAGTTTTTATAAGTCTAATTTTATCAGGGTCTATAGGATAAGGACCAGGCATAGTTTGAAAATAATCAACATTATCAATATTAATATATCTTGGAGGATTGATTCCATCAGTAAAATATACGATTCTTTGATTACCTTTTCTTAATCTAAAAGTCATATCTAATGGGTGTGAAGCCTGTAAATTTAAAGTATTTACTTGATTATGCAAAAGAACCTCTTCACCTTTTGTATATAACACTAATTCAATTCTGTCAGGAGTATCATCTATAAGATTGATAGCAAAAATATCACCATTACCAACATAGCATTGACCTAAACAAACAGAGTTGAAAGGGGTAGACATCTTACTCCTTTCAAAACCCTCTTCATTAGCAATAACATTTTGATTATTGTCAGAATCTTTAACAGCGTTTAAAGCAAAAGAGTATGTACCTTCAGGTTGATGTAATGGTGAAGCATCTTGCACCATTCCTTTATAGGGTTGGGTTACTTTATTTTGTTCTTCCATTATATTCTTCTATTTTCAGGTTTATTAAATACTCTTATTTCTTGGGTATTTAAGTTTCCAAAAAACCCATAATATCTATTTAGTCTTGGTATAAGATAATGAGATTGTTCTAAAAGGTCTTGATAATCATCAATAGTCTTAGGCATTTTTTGATAGTTCTTAGCTTGTTTACAGTATTTTAACCATTTTCTTTCATAATCTTGTGCTAAAGAAGTAAAGCCTTCTCTCCCATTCCATTGTAAGTTCTCAGATATTTTCCATCGTATATAATAAGAAATTGCTGTAGTATAAAATATATTATCAGGTACTAAAGGATATCCTGTTTCTTCATCTATCGCAATTCTTGTATATGATAAAGCTATTTCACCTTCTTGAAAAGAAAAACGCAATCTTCTTTCAGTTGTTCCCACAATAGTATATTCATCTCTACAAGATTGGTAGGGGATATCTCTCTTCTCTTTACAAACTATAGAATTAAAAAAACTGTTTTGTGATAACCTAACAGGAGTAAAATAATCTGTAAAAAAAGAACTTGACACCCAATTAGCATACTCTAATTTCATATTCCAATAATCTTGGCATTCACAACCACTTTCTTGTAAAGAGTTATTACAGGGACAAATAAAACCTGTCTCTGTGTACACATTATTTTTTGCTACCTGTAGTATAGATTGTAATCCAATAGGTAAACTACATTCAAAGTTTTCAACTTTAATAAAATCTACACATTGCTCATTAAGGTTAGGGGCTTTTAAAAATTCTAAAGCCTCTCCAATCCATTCTACCAAATCCATTTCAGAAGCTTCAAGCCCCTTTATTTCTCTATGTAGTTTTGATATTATTCTATCTACACTAACAAAACCTTGATTCATATTCTTGTCCTTTTAATATTTTTTTTTGCAGAGCAAGTTTAAAACTCCTTGCTGGGGATAAATAAAAGAAAATTTTTTCTTTTTCAAGTATTTTATCTTTTTCCCAGATTATTTTAGATACAGTATCATTTGTTTCATAATTAGAGCAGTATAGAAGAACCTTTTTTTCAGCAGCTTCAGGGTTTTCTCTCCAATAAGTTCTGGTTCTTGCCCATGATATTCTCTTATTTAAAAATTTTTTTTTATCTTCATCAAATATAAATTTCTTTTGTTTCCAACTCTTTACAACTAATTTCCCCATCCTTGCAGGTAATGTTACTGTATGCCCTTCAAGAACTTTTTGAATTATAAAATCAAAATACGCATTTAGTATAACTCTATAATCTACCTCTGTAACATCATTTTTGAAAATTTTTCGATAAAATCTCCAATAATTGTTACTTCCTGTTGTTCTGTCCTTCTTTGTCATCTGAACTTGTATTACGTTTATCCTCTGGTATTTGAGAGAACATTACTACTAATTCTTGTACACATTCTTGTATTAAAGGTTCTATCAAATCTGCATCTATAGGAAATTCTTGAGTGAAGATGTCAATACATTCTTGACAATCAACACATTGTTCTTTACATAAAGTCTGATAATTAATAGCATCTAAAGGTTCTTGAAATAAAGCAGTAACAGCTATAACTTTTGGAGAAACTTTAGAAGCAATATATAAATATTCATTTTGTATAAAATATACACTTTTAGAATTTGTGTACTTATTACCAGATAAGTATTTAACTTGATGCCAGAGAACTTCAGAAAAAATCATACCACCCTCTATAGAAGTAACAGATTGAATGAGATGATTATTCAAATTTGCAAGAGGTTTTGGTAACTTATATTTAGTTCTCCACATATGACACCCAATAGGAGGTAAACAAGGACAATCATGCTTCTCTACTCTTATCATCTCTATGCAAGAAATAGTTTGATAATTCCATTGATTTATCTTCTGTTTCTTATTAGCTTGTTGAGAAATAAGTTTACTTCTAACAGAAACCATTTTATTATAAATATGTCTTGCTGTAAGTCTACTATCATCTGACTCAACACCTTTTGAGTATAATGATTGAACCCGTTGTATTATTTCCTCTATTAACATAATTCTGGTAAAATATTTAATAATTCTTTTGTAAAGTCTTGTGTGTCATACATAAGATAATTTCCATCATCTTTTAACCAAACAATTCTTCTTCTTTCTATTTTTAAATTTAATTGTTCTAATAATATTTGATACAAAGATAATTGAATTTGATACTTATTAAAAGGGTTATCTAATAAAAAATTAAAAGGACTTAAAAGTTTTTTACATTTATAGTTTTTAAACAAATCTGCATTTGATTTATAATCACCTAAAATAAAAGCTTTTGTTTGAGTATTATATAATAATATGTCTGAAGTACCAGCAAACAGATATTTCTTATGGTACATTTGTAATTCCATAATAACAGGTACTATAAATTCTGGCATATCATTCCAAAATTTAACTATAGCATGTTCTTGAGGAGTTCTTGGTTTTATGTGTCTATTAAAAGGATAAAGCTCTCCAAATAGGTGAGCTTCATTACCTTTCCTACAAGCAAGGTCTCCTTTTGTTTTCCAGGATTGTAAAATTTCATCTTGAGATAAATCGGAGTTTCTTGCCATAGCAGCACTAACAGCTTGAGCATCAAATGGCACTGTTAGTTTTTTAATCAAATCTGAAACAGAATATGTTAATTTCTGACCATTAGCTGTATAACTGTGGGATTCTTTATCAAAAGTTAAATCCTTAAAGAACAGTAATATATCTTGTTTTATTTTTTCCATAAAACAAAGATACAACAAAAATATTAAAAATACAGTACTTTACCTATAAAATAATACCTGTATTACTTGTATCTGTATTCTGATAAAAACAATCAAATTTTTGAATAATATTTAACTCATCTAAAAATAAGTCTAAACTTATACCAGGTGCTCCAGAACCAAAATTACTATGTGCCCATGCTGAACTTCCATATTGAGATAACACCTTTCTATATCTAAAGTTTTTACCATAATTTTCAGAAGCTTGATGTAAATCAGCAGTTACTACAGAAATGTTATAATTATAAAGACTATTTATACGTATATAGTCATTTATGAAGTTTTCTGTTTTAGGGTCTAAATTTAAAGGAAAACCTTTAATCATATCAGTATCATCTTTACCATGCCCAAAAATAATACACTGATTACCAATTATAATATGGTCTATAGGCTTACAAGTTACATAGGTTTTTATTTGTGGGTATTTAAGATTTAGATACATCTGCAAGGTTCTTATAGCAGCATATTCATAATCTCCACCATGATTAGAATTACAATTGGCAATATATGAAATATTAGTAAAAATTTTATAGCTAAATAATGTGTCAAAAAGTTTCTTATGTACCTCTACAAATATGTCATGCTGCTCTCTATTATTATATTGTTGAGGTAAAGTGTGAGAACTACCACCTAAATTACCTCTTGTAGTTTTTTGATTATACCCGTCCAAACAATCTCCAAGAGAAAAAATACATATATTTTTTATTCCTGTATTTGACGCATGAATTGATATGATTATTTGCATTAATCTTCGCACAATTCTATTCTCTATTTCTTCTTTAGTATATTTATTTGTGTATATTGATTGCTCTTTAGTTAAAGCACCTATGTGTTCATCTGCAAGGTATACACATAAAGTTTTGTCGTTAAAAGGGAGGAGAGGGATTTGGTTTATGACAGTGGTCAAATTTAACATTTCAGCAAGTTTTGTTAAATGGTCTTCATTGAAAAGTGTTTCTTTCTTTTCATATTTAACCCAAGCACCACCACCTGTATATTTTGTAAATCTTTTTACTTCAAAGTCTTCTTCATTAATACCTTCAGCTTCAACAGGAGTTTTTCTAAAAGTTTCGCTATGTTTTTTACCTTTAAGATAAGTTTGTTTTACTAATTCAAGTTTATCAATTTGTTTTAGATAGGTACTATAAACGCTTCTACAATGTCCACGAATATAATCATTAACTTGTTTTGCATTTTTAGATTCTTTGTTAGCAACCTCTAAAGAAAACAATTCTGCGACATCTTCCCAAGAATGTTCAGCACTTTTTGTTCCACCATTCTTTTGAAGATATTCAATTAATTCTACTTTAAGCATAAGCTTATATTTTATATTTATAAAAATGTTCTTGATTTATAGAGGCTATTTGATTAAAATGGTCTCTGCCAATAGTGTATATAAGGTTTCTATAATAGGTATCTTCTTCTAATGTTTCTATTTTATTCATATAGTAATCTGTACCAAAAAGAATTTTCTTTTTAAGTTCAGGGTGCATAAGAAGAAGTTTTAAAAATTTTTGATATTTATCTGAATAGAAAGTGTATGATATATCTGTGTAAAAATTTGGTAAAAGTAAACAATATTTTAATACCCAATATGTCCAAGAAAAATCATATATTTTACCTTCTTTTTTCTTTTTACCTATAAGGTAATCAATTTCACCTCTATTAATGAATTTCTCTAATTCAACATCGCCACCCATATGTGCAGCACAAAAATTTACTGTTGGAAATTCTCTGGCAGCAAAAGCTAAATGAACAGGGTGTGAAAAATTTGAACACATTTCCTCTAAAGATTTATCTGAATCTGGTATTAAAGGAAATCTACTTGTTATTAAAGCCTTTTTAACATACTTTTTATCTCTCTGATGTGTAGGATTTATAGAAGCACAATGAGATATTACAGGTAAAGAATAACTACTGCAATATTGATAGGTTTCCATTAAAGTTGGGTGATATGGGAAATGCCCCATAAGTGGGTATATTTTAACTCCCTGTACTTTTTTTATATATTCCTCTAAAAGAGAATTACAATATTCCATTTCAGGTACAGCGTGGTAAAAAACTAAAATAGGTTCAGAAGCCTGTTTAATTCCTATAACTTCTTTAAGTTGTTGTCTATAAGATTTTTTAACTTTACCTGCCCCCATACCTTCCATATTTATAGTCAGAACTGAGAATTTTGTACCAAAAGGGTAATGGCTTTTTAATTCCTTTAGATTTTGCAACATTGTTTTATTTTCATTTTTAATAAATGCTGCATATTTTGCGAGTTTCTTTTTGTCTGTAATAGATAAGAACTTTAAGGCTTTGATTACTGGTCCAGGATATGTATTCACTATTTTTTGAAGGAATTTACTTCCTATGTATTTTTCTGCTACGCAGTGTTCATCAAATATATGAACATGTCCATTGACTATTTTCATAACTTTTCTATTTTATTTTTAACATCTTCAAGAGTTTCACATGTGGATTCTTGGATTATAGATTTAGCTATAGAAAGATTAAATCTTAGTTTATCCCTCTCTAAAATAAGAGCTTCCATCATTTGATTTACTTCTTTTACTTCACTTGCTAATTGTTGAGAAGCATCACGCCAAAATTGTACTAATGTTAAAGTGTTTTCTAATTCTTTTTTAAAACAATCAGCTTGAGAAGAATTGACCTCAATAGCTGCTTTTTTTCTGTTTAATACTATGTCTATAATTTTATAGATACCCCCACCTGAAATAGCAGCACCTAAAATACTTAAAATAGAACCCCAATCCATTATAATCCTTTATTAAAATATTTTTCATTAAAACTCTTAGCGAAAGTTTTCATTTGTTCTATATACTCAATTTCCATAATGTCTAACTGATTATAATTTATAACTATAACATCAGTGTTTTTTCTTAAAAGGATTAAAAGCACTAAATAAATAAAGTACTTTACTGACTAAATTATCATATCCTGGTCTTTCCATTATATTTTATTTTTAACAAAAATACTACATTAAAAACCTTTTTCAAAACATTTTATCAAAATCTTTTTCTACTTCTTTAATTCTATAATAAAATTGTCTTGCATCCCTTTGCAGATGATTAAAAGGAGTATTTACTTTTTTTATTTGAAGATTTTTTGCAAGTTCTGTTAAAAGAATTTCTTCTAAAGTTATAAGATGTTGATATGTTACAGGTTCTATACAAAAACCTTGTAAATAACTTAAAGCCATAATATATAAACTTTTAAATACCTCTACTCTATTTCCACCAACTATCCCTGAGCATATTATTTGTAAAGGTTTATTAAAGGTCATATTAAAGTGCCTCATAAATTTTTGTGGTAAATCATGTGTTCTTATTCCTTCAGTTATTATTTCAGAATCTTCTATTTCTAAAGGCTCTTTAAAATAACAATCTAAATCTACATGTAAAAAAGGACTTGTTTGCTGAGAGTATGTTTGAAGTTTAGGTAAATTCCAAAATCCTTGAGGAATATTATAGTCTTGAAGAACATAAGTAACATTCTTAATGTGTTTACTTAAATATTCCCTGCCCTCAAAATCTGTATAAATATAAATCGGGTAGTTCTTTGTACTATTTATAGAAAGTTTTGCTAACTTTAAAAACAAGTCCTCGTCTTTAAAATTAGCAAACAATCTTTTTCCATTGTCAGTCCAATGGGTATATACAATATTATACATTCAATTTAGGGGTTACATATCCTTCTATAAAAACCCGAACTTGATTCTGAGCATGTGTAGCATTTGTCTTTAAAGTTACTGTAATGGGGTTTGTAGAGATATCTACAGCTCTATCCCCATCATCATAAGCAAAAGCATTGACACCAATTCTTTTTATCTCAAAACCATTATTAGTTGCAAACTGTGTAGTATATTTATCAGCAATACCATTACCATCTACATCACTGAAAAAAAGAGCACCATAAGTCCCCTCACCAGTTTCTATAGACCCCATATTTAACATAATTATTTCTGTAGGTACAAAAACTGAATTTGATATAGTTGGTACAAGAGTTTTTATAGTACCATTAGCTTCATTCACCATATCAAAATCCAATTGATAAACTACTTTTTTATAGTATAATTCCTCTAAAGCATCTAAAACATTTTCAGAAGCTAACACACCTGAATCTACAGAGATAGCTTCAGAAGGGTGAACATCAGTAGCATCACCATTAAAACCTCTCCCAGAGAAGTCATTATGTACTGTATGTACTGTAGTTTGCAAAAGTCTTTGCAAAAAGTACTCAAAATATTGTTCCATAAGTTGATTTATTTGATTGATTGTTAAATAATTTTGTCCTCTTATATTGCAAATTGCATCACATTTTTCTTTTAATTGAGCTATTTTTTCTTTTAAGATTTTTACTTTTTCTTCATAAGTTTCATCTCCATTAAAAGCTTGAAGAGTTACATATTCTAATTGTTTAGTCAAGATACTAAAAAAAGATAAAAGTTTCTTGTTAGGAGCTTCTCCCCAAAAGAATTTTTGTATCAGATTTTTATTGACACTTCTAACCAGAATAGTTTTATTTGTAATATCAGTTATCATATTATTCTTTTATTACAAGATTATTTTCTGTTCTATAGCTTGAGCCATAAGTTTTTGTAAAGGTATAATTCCCTCCACACTCTGTACATAAATCACAAACTTCTTTTAAATCTTCTACTACTCTACAAGCTTCTTTATAATAACCCATAATCAAAGCAGCATTTAAAGAATCTAAAAGAGTACTGACGAAAAATAGGTTTTCTTCACAATCTGGGCAATTACCATAATTAAATTCTTTACAATTTTTAATCTCCACTTTTAAGGTTTTATCTAAAAGACATTCATAGTAACCTGAGAAATTTCCTACAATAGCAGTATAAATATTATCTTCAATCTCTGAAGAAGTAATCTCAAACAAATACAACCCTGAGATAGAACTTACTTCTAAATCTGTAGGTGTTAGTGTTATAGTTTCTGTTTCTGAAGTTTGAACTAATAAATTAGATAAGTCAATAGCTTGAGAAGAAAGATTATAACCTGTACTATCCCAAACTCTTAATCCTGTTATAGTTTTTCCAATTTCTGTAGAAACATTCAGTGTGATTGAATCACCTGTATTACTTATCTGTAATAAATTTACTGTTATCATATTTTATATTTTTAAATAAATGAAGAGAGGTTTCCCCCTCTTCATTTAGATTATTTATTTAGGAATTGTTACTGTAACAGAAATAGTATCTGTAGCAGTAGTATCATTAGCATCAGTTGCAGTTACACGAAGTACATAAGTACCATCGGTTGTAGTTGCAAAGCCTACAGTTAAGGTAGTTGAATTAGTTAAAGTTGCAGCAGCAGGTCCAGATACTTGTGTCCAAGCATAAGTCAATGGTATACCACTTGGGTTAGTTACTACAGCAGTAATAGATTCTGTACCATTAGTATTAGCTATATCAGCAGGAGCAGCTATAGAAAACAATTTACCAGAATTAGCACCACCAGTAATACCATCCAATACAGTAAGTATAGAAGTTAAAGTAGTAGTATCAGCTTGAGGTATTGCTATAATATTAGATACTGTATTATAGAATGTTTGGAATCCCCCATAAGAACTATCTTCAGTAGTTAATACTATTTGATGATATTTAGCTGTTTCTGATGCAGCATAAATCAACTCATCTTTAGGAAGACCTGTAGTAGCATATTGGCGATATGGTCCTGTAGCATCCCACCCAGCAGCTTCATATTCTTTCATCTTAACATCATAACCACTACCTTGCTCATTTTTAATATCTTGAGTTATAGTAATAGTACCAGTACCATCAAAACCAGATACCAATGAAGGTATCACAATTGTTTGACGTGGAGTGTAATATTTAGTGTTAATTTGGAAGAATTTATTAATACCTAAACTGTTAGTAGTAATTTGTATTGAACTATAAACTTTGTCAGCTTCATCAGCAGTAGCATTAAATGTTTCAATTACAGCAACATCAGCTAATGTCATAACATCACCAGCAGAGTAATTTACTGAAGTTCCATGTGTAGCTATAGTGATAGTATCAGCAGCAATAGCTTCAGCAGTTACTAATTGAAGAGGGTCATTGTTAATTGCATTAACAAATTTAATAGTAATTTGGTTTGCATCAACAGCAGTTACAGCAGTACCATCAGTTTTGATTGGGTATGCTTTACTATATTGATTATAGCCTTGTTTTTTGTAGATTTCTTGGTTACGGAACTCTAAACGAATGATAAACTCAGTACCACCCAAAGTATCTCCATAATCAGAAATAGTTACAATTTGAGGAAGAGGTGCTTGGTATGGGGTAAACTCATACCCTTTAAGACCTTTCAAATTGATTTTTTGACCAGCCGATTTTTTAATACCATCTACAACACCATCACCATCATTATCTACAGCAACAGCTATATAAACTGCTGAAGGAGAATCAGTTTCATCAACTGACAAATTTGTAACAGCATCAAAAATTCCTATTTTGCCAATAACATTATCAGCCACTAAATCAGCTACAGTTTCACCTGCTGCCAAGATTGCTTGATTTCCAGCACCAACAAGTACTTGAAATACATGATTATTTTTACTCATTTTTATCTTTTTAATTTAATTGATTAAAACTCAATTTCATTTGTTTTACCTGTAAATCATTTGTTTGCAGTTCCCCAGATAAAATAAGAACAGCAATATCAACTATCTCTCTGTGAGTGTGGTCTGGAAGTTCACAATTAACAGACCCACTCAAGACTACACCTGAAGGTAGAGTATATGTACCAGCATTAAATCCTTGAGCATAGTGCATATACTCAGGTCTTCTAATATAAGAAAGAGATATTGAACTTATATTAAAAGTACCATCAGTGTATAATCTCATACCATCTTCGGTGAAAACGCAGTTTATAGTTTTCCATTCAAAGGAAGATTTATCAAAAGGACTTGATTCAAAATTATCATCATGCTGTCTTATAAATACTCTTCCTGTAGAAGTACATACACCTTTAGTCATACTTGCTGTAGCATTTAAAAAATGCCAATAATCAGCAGGCAATGAAACAATATTATTAACAATTGGTAGAGTAGATTCATGCACTACAATAGAGCGTATATCATCTATAGTTCTTTGTGCAGTCTCAAAACCCATTTGAGTTTTATAGCGAGGTTGTGCTACAAGTTTTACAAATATTTCCATAGCCTCATTTAGTGCCCAATCAATCTCAGGTATCAATAAGTTTCTATATTGTTGACTATCTACCTTATTTAATTTCTTTTTAAGGTCATAGTGCATGTCTTGTATTGTCATATTTTTTAACTATTAACTGCTGAAACAATATGTAATTTTAATTGCTCATTATCAGGTTTTTTCAAAAGTTGAACTACATCCATAACTTCAGAACCTAATGATGAATCAAAATACTTAATTTTGTAATTCTCACGTCTTAAAACATTTTTTTGGAGAGCTTCTAAAACTAAAGATTTAAGGTATAAATCTTCTGCTTCCATATTCAAAGTCATTAAAATTTCTTCAGCTTTTTTCTCAATCATTTCAGAAAGAACTACATCAACAAAATTACTTGACTTACCTTTCATGATTTTACCTTCTATAATAAGAATTAATTGTACTTTCTTATCTAAAGAAAGTTTAGCACATTCTATAGTAGCTTTAGTTTTTAAAGCAACTTTAGAGGCTTTCATTTCAATCTCTTCTAATTCATCATAAAGAACATGGGTAGCTCTTGGAAATTTACCTTCTTCCCATTCTTTCATTGAATTAGCAACAAATGGTGATGCCTTACAGATTTTATAACGTATAAATTCTAATGGTTTAGAAGTATCTAAATACTGTGTAGAATTTAAAAGTTTTACAAAAGCTTGTGAACCATCCCAAAATTCATGAGGTTTATCAGCTTTAAATACAGGTGATAAATCCTGTTGTAAGAGCTTACTATACTCTTTTACTTCTTGAGGTGTAAGACCTGTTGAATATTCATTCTTTGAAGTATCTACCAAAGCACGAATTTTTGTGGGTCTTGCAAAACTTTCCTTACCTTGTTTACCATGCCATTTAGGAATAGGTAAGGGTCTTATTTCAACTTTACTCATATGAATAATTTTTTGTTAAATAAATTTTCTTATGCAAATATAACACTTTAATTACAAATAAAAAAATATGGTTAGAAAAAATCTAACCATATTTTTAATATTTAATTATATTAGCTACGAGCTAAGTATAATTGACCACAACGAGTTGGGTCTGTAATTTCAACTCCTTTATGAGCTTCTATGTGCATTTCATAGTAATCTCCAGAGTGTACAGGTGTGCTTGCTTTGCTTGAAGGACCATAAGGACCATACATACCACAAACATAACCAAAAGCATCACCATCTTTTTTCTTTTTAAGCTTGATGTTAGAGCTATTCATATCACCACCAAAATCCAAGAAAGTGAATTTTTGAGACTCTATAGGGAAACCTGTAATAGGGTCTATCTCAGAATTGATTTCTCTATCATCATACAATGGGTTGTGGATTAACTCTAAAGTAGCACCATTAGCCATTTTGTATTTTGTAAATTGATATCCATAAGACATCGCATTAGAATGGTAAGGAGAAGAAGATTTTTCAACAAAGTTATTAGAAACTTCAGTTAAGAAACCTTTTTTAGATAACTCGTCAGTTACAGCTCTATGGAATTGTAACATACCATATTCACCTGTAAATGCTTTAATGTTTCTGCCTTCACCTGGTTTTTTGCGAGAATAGAAAATATCCATTAAGTACTCTTCAATAAGCTTCGCAGTTAATACTGAATAAGACTCACGGTGAGAATCTTCTAATTGTTCTTCAAGACCAGCAGAACTTCTTACAGGGCGACCTGTAGAACCAATAACTGTATTAGAAGAACGAGAATACCATATAGCTCTTTCTAACTCACGATACCATTGACGTAAAAACTCTACCTCTGCATAACGAATCCATGAATCATGTAACTTACCTGTTTTATCAGGAATTTTAACAGCTAATACCGCAGTTGAAGCATAATCAGTGATTTTATACTGTTTACGATATTTAGTTAAACGGTTACGGAAACTCATAGTTGTAGAGAATGTAGTAGAACCACTTTGCTCTGCACCTTCTTCATAGTTAGAGAACAATTTACTCCATTGAGTTCCAGGTGTTAAATAAGTAGGAGCTAAGAAGAAATTGTCATCATCACTCATAAGACGTACAGTATAAACCCAACCATCACCTTGACGTTGTGGGTCATCCACAACACGTACTTGATAGCGTTTATCAGCAGCACCAGGAGTGATAACGTCTCCAGGAATAAACCAATTTTCATCCAATTTAATTTGGAAAGAGGTTTTAAATTTACCAGGAGTAACATTTGTTGGTATAATATTTTCTACTATTACTAATGGGCGAGTATCTGCACCTTTCATATCCCATTCCCATTCTAAACCATCAACAGTTTGTTCATTTTTAGAACCCATCAATAAAGACAACATTGGGTTATCAGAATAATAGTTTTGTGCTGAGAAAAGTGTATCTAAGACACCCATCATTTTTTGTGGTTGGACAAGCAAAGCTTTACCTAAATGGTTAAGCTCAGTCATGTTAGCCATCCAATCCATTTCTTTTACTTTTAAACTCATACGTTTAATTTTTTAATTATTAGGTTTGTTTTTGTTTTATAAAAAATCAGCTAAACTTCGTGGTTGTGAACTTCCTCTACCTTTAGTTGATGGTATTTGTTTTCCTTTTTCAATTGTATCTTTAACTTTTTTAGTAATTTTAGTTTCTATATTTTTAACAATATCATTAAAATTAAAATCATTTTTTAAAAGCTTAGCTATTAATATAGCTTTCTTTTCATCTTGTAAAGCCATATGCAAATCTCTTTGCATTTCTGTAATCTCTATACCGTTTTCAAGTTTAACTGTTTTTTCTGTCATATAAGACGGAATAACAAGTTTATCTTGAGATGTTATAGTAAGACCTTCAAAATCTGTAACATCTTTAATCAATCCTGCTACCTTTTCTTTATAGGCTTTACGTGTTTGTTTCTCCTGAGCTATAGCTTGTTTTTGTCTTTCAACTAATTCTGCTTGTCTTTCTTTTTCTTTTGCTGCCCATTTATTAAAATGTGTCTTTGCTATTTTTTCAAGTTTACCAGAATCTTTTAAATATTCTATTTGGTCAGCAATATAGTCATCATCATAACCATCTTGCTTTAATTGGAATTTAGTTATTGCAATTTGATTATCTTCAACATCTAAATCCATATCCAGCCTCAACCCTGTTTCTACAGGTTTAATCATTGTTTCAATGAACTTTTCTAAAGAACCCCCTTTTAAAACGAACTTATTAAGCTCTCTAACATTATCAGGTAAATCCTTAAATAATTCGTCTATCTTTTCATTTAGCTTAACCTCAAACCCTTCTTCAAGAATTTCTTCAGCTAAATCTTCTGTCAATTCTTCCCCTTCTTCAAGTTCAAAATCAATGAACCCTTTTTCTTTCAGTTTAGAAACAATACCTATAGAATTTAATTCTAATTGTTGTTCTCCAGATTCTTTGCCCACTGTTTTATCGCTGACCACAGTCTCAAAGTCAAAATCTTCTTTTTCCTCTTTTTCTTCTTTTTCATCATCTTTTTTCTCTTCTACTTCCAATTTAGGTTCTTCAAAGAGAGAAATTTCTTCCCAACCAAACTCATTGGTTTCAGGAGTTTTGTTTTCTTCTGTCATACAAATGTAAATTTAATTATTAATAAATGTCAAGTTCAAATATTTAATTTTAAGATTTCTCATATTATTACGCTTTTGCTCTTTTTTGCATCCTTGCAACATCTAATTTTTCTTTTTCAAGATTATTTTTAATTTTATCTTGTTTCTTTTGATGTTCAAGTTTGTCTTTTTCTAAGGCTAACTTTTCCTTTTTTACTTGCATATCAACCTCTCCACGCATGATTTCTATAAAGTCATTCTGACCATCACCATCAACATCAGCTTCAGGATTGAAAGAAGCTCCCATAAGAGTAGCCTTAGCTATCTCTGTCTTACGTCTTTCTTCTTCTTTAAGTATAGTAAGTTCTATATTCATTTGATGTTTCTCTCTTTCAAACTCTCTTTGTTTTTCACTCTCTTCAGTTTGAGCTTGAATTTGTTGTTGTTGCATTTGTTGTTCAAATTCTTTTCTTTGAGCTTCAGCTAATTTAAGAGTTTCTTCAGCTTCAACAATACCATCTTGACGGATAACTGAGATAACGTCAGATAATTCAACTTTTTGATTTTGTAAAGCTGCATGTGTCAATTGACGTATAATATCTTTAGCCTCTTCTGCTTTAGAAGAATTAGAAACAAATACACCTAAAGTAGCATTGTCTAAAACCATTGGGTCTATGGTTAAACTCTGTCTTGACATATCATCTAATATGTAAGAGAGTTTTTTTGGTTCTTTTTGTGCATAACAAATTTTAGCTGTATCTAATAATGCTTGTAATATGTTTCTTTTTACAGTATTATGTAAATCAAAATAAGGTTCTAAAATATGAGAACTTTGAATAAGACTTTGTTTAGTGTTTGTAACAGCATCATTAGGACCTATTTGACCCTCAACTTGGTCTGTAATACCTACAGAAATACCAGCCTGTCTACGTAAGTATTCAGCAAGTTCTATATACTTAGAGATATCAGAAGCTAAAGATAAATCAAGTTCTTTAGCTATAGTATTAGCATCTTGATACCCTTTACCCTCTTCATCAGGGTTAAAATAAACAATAGGAGTAGTTTCTAAAAAGTATTGCCATTTCTTAATATCAATCTCATCAGTATCAGGAATGGCATTAATATTCATAAGTATTTTTTTACCCTTATCTGTAGCAAGCAACATTTCAAGTTTATACATTACTATGTTATAATAATATTGATACACTTTAAGCCTATCTACTAAAGAAACTGGGTTAGAATTCACACAATCATGTATAGCACCATAGTATGGTAATTTTGCATTATATAAATTGTCCATATCTCTAAATTGTCCTGGAATAGGTTGCATCTGTTTATAAATATCTGTACCTATTTTCCAACACTCATACACTTCAGGAATCCATTCTACATCTATAGCTAAATCCCCAGCTTCTTTATTTAACCTGTAATCTTCAGAAACTAACATTGTTTGTGGAACTTGTTGTTCATCAAGATATGTTAAAAACTTAACCATTCTTAAAGACTTCCATACACAGTGTAGTACACGTATTGTATTATCTTCTTGTTCACCCATCATCTCTCTACTTGAAAACCAACCAGAAGATTGGTTAACAAATTTAGAATGGGCTTCATACAATTTTTGTATTTCTTCTCTTGTAAGTTCTTTATTAAATTGACTAACAACTTGAGAAGGAGACATTCTGTACTCACATGCAGCCCACTCACCATCTTCTATAAAAGTTAATTCACCATTTACATCACAAGTAAATCTCAAAGGATTAACTGTTTTCATAACAGGTTCATTATTTACAATACCAACATAACCAATCTCTTTTGCGGAAACCATACCATGAAAAAACATCTCATTAAATTTTCTTGGGAGTTGCTCTTTTTGGATAAAATATTGTAGCAACTGATTACCTAAAACCTCAGCAGGGTCTTGGTATTCCCTTTCCATATATCTTTTTATTTCTTTAGGAGTAAGGGTTTTAAGTTGTTCTTCTATTTGTTTGGTAATTTGTTGTTGCTGTTCAGGTGTAAGCTCTTTGCCTTGAGCTTGTTGTGCAGCTTGCATTTCAAGTTGTTGTCTTATAGGCATCATAATTTGATTTACAACATACTGTCGCATTAAATCAAATTCTTTTTTCTCCCTTTCTGTTGTAGCTTCAGGATTAGTAGCAATGACGTTCCAAGAAAAAGGTCTTTTCATCTCCATACCTCTAAGAACTTTAATCTTACCTGAAATGATATCTCTATTAACCATCTTAGCAGGGAGTTCCCCAACCTCTGCACCATAAGGTTTACAAACATATTCAAATTCTTTAAGGTCAAGAATGTTATTAATTAAGTCATAATTAACTTTCATTCTTTTAAATTCAGATACAGAATTTATTGAAGAATCCAATTCCATATGAAAACTATCTATTTCATCAGCTTTCATTTTATACCACTTTTTATCATACGCATTTTTCTCTGCTGTAGATAAAAGCTGGTCTTTTATTTTAACATCACTTTCCATATATGCTACAATTATTTTTCAATATTACTACTTTTGATACATATTTCCAATTAAAGAAGATAATTTTTTTAATCTACTATCTTTTTTAGTCTCATCATACTCTGTATTTATATATTCTTCTTGTACTTGTATCATACACATAAACAAAGCAGAAACTAAGTCAAAGTTACCTTTTCTATGATACATAATTAATTCTTCTAAAAGTCTTAAAGAATAAATTCTATCAAACACATGTATAGGTTTTTCATTTTCATCATAATCTACAACAGTTAATAGCCAATCTTTAACATATCTTTCACCAGCATTTTTTAATTGGTCATTCATATGACAGCCAAATACCCTTGCAACCTTAGACTTTTTAATATTTTTACTTATAACCCCATCAGGTTGAGCAGCTAATAAGTCTAAGCGTTTTATTCTTCTAAAGAAATTTTTAGTTTCAGGTACTTCATTTTCATACATTATTTGCGTGTTATAAAAAATAGCTAATTTCATAGCAATTATATCACATTCTTCAGCAGATTCGGGTCTACCAATAAATTCAGCCACTATACATGAGTGGTACAAACTATTTTTATGTACACCTTTATACACTATAATAGAAGCAAATGATGACCCATTATCCTGTCTTACAGGGTCATAACCTATTTTATACAAACCTTTAGGTGCATCAGAAACAGGGTGTTCATAAATTAAAACACAACCAGATTTATCTACAGGAAGATTAAACATACTTGTTATAGGTTTTGCTTTACCATTTAAAATAGGTCTTGCAATGACACTATTACCTTCCATAATCAAATCTACAGGCATAGCTTTAGATTGTTGTAAACCAAGAGCAATAACTTTAGATTTTTGCTTTTCAAGTTCTACAACAGGAAAATTATTCTTAGCTGCACTTGCAAAGGCTTCAGCAGGTCCAAGAGGTTTTTCTTGCATCTTTAAAGCTATCTCATTATTAGTAGCTCCATATTTTATTAGCCTTTCTCTTTCAGCAAGTATAGCCTGTCTTGCAGCCATCCTATCTGAATTACCCTGAGCATCATAAAACCCTTCTAAGTTTGTATCTATAGAGTGAAAGAATCCACATTCCATATCAGAGGAATTATCATCCCATATGTTCTTGAAAGGTAAAAGGTCAAATGCAGATGGTCTTTTAAACATGTCAGCAAAGTCATAAGTACCACCATCCATATCACCAGAAGTACCCCATATAGTAATCATACCTGTTTTTATATTACCAGCTTTTACACAATCCTCTGTAGCTCTGTAAGTTTGTTGTAGTAATCCAGGAGTACCAAAAGCACCAGCCTCCTCAATAAACACATCTAAAGCATCTTTACCACGAGCAGCATCAGGATTATCTTTACAAGTTAAAGCAACAATCTCAGATTCAAAGCCTTTAACAATCTTATTACCTGTTTTAGAATAAGTTATATAAGAAGCTTTTATATGGTCTTGTCTATTTATTTCATCTGAAGGTGTAGCCCAACCTGTATGAGTATTAATAAAATTAATATTATTTGCACTCATAGTAAAAACCCCTTTAGGGTAAAGATATTTTTTATCTTCAGCTAAGAATATAGTTAAGGATTTAGGTGTAGTAAAATAGTTTCTACTTGCAATAGCAGCAGCTTTATAAGAATAACCACGTCTACGAGCTTTAGCTACAATCATATTGTAGCCACCTAAAAGATGCTTAACATCTATTTTAACCTCTAAATGCAAACCATCATAAATTTCTTGAGCTAAATCATAATCTTTTTCTATAGTAGCTTTTATTAACTTCTCTTGGTCTTTAACAAACATGTTAAAAATACCATTTTTAGCTATTTCTCTTGCCCAGAAATAATTATAATCTCCATCCCAAAAGTCAGGAGCTTCATACACCTTAGTTGAACGATTACCTATAACCTCACCTATTTTTTGCATAGGACAAAAGTTAAGGTAAAAATAGTGTTCCCCTGTAATAGTAGCACCTCCTACAGTATATCCTTGAATACATCTCTTTCTTTGCTCTCTCCAATACTCAAACCAAGCAGGTGAACCTGTAGGGTCAGCACAGAAGTATCCATATTTATTAAAATGAATAGCTTCCTCTCTAAAGACATTTGAATTAATCCAAATACCATCAGAGTTTCTAATTGATTCTACTTTACCATCTTTATACTTATCCGCCATAATTACATATTTAAGCTTTCAGGGTCAGCAAATGGACTTATTTCCTTATTAGCCTTATTTCTTGTTTCATCAAACAACTCTTCTTCTACTTTAGACTCTATAGATTTAAGATTAGCTAACACCTTTTCTGTATCAACTAAGGCTGAGGTTAATTCTTTAGGTTTATATACAGGCATTCCAGTCTTAAAATTTCTTTCAGCTAAATTTACAGACCTTAAAAAATCTTTAATCTTTTCAACAGACTCTTTAACAGCTAAAAAGTAAGAGTATGTAACAGAAGCTTCCATTTGAAATTCTTTTACTTTAGCTATACCTTGTTGAATCAAATTATCAGGCTGCCACTTTGTATCTTTAAATAAATCTTTCATTATCTTTTGAGGCTTTTCTTTTTCAGAGTAGCCTTTATAAGGATTAGTCTTTCTCATGGAAGCCATAAACTCCATATAAGCAAATTCTTTAAGAGCTATTTCTTTCCCTTTAGACTTATCCCTTTCCCAAATTTCTTTAAAAGGGGAAATCATTAAAGTCTCCGCATAAGGGAATACTATTTTATCATTTATATCAAACAGTTGTGCCATTATTACATTTATTACATAGACCATTTGCACCTACCCTTGTATAAGTGCCACATTTAAAACACACCTTATATCTTTCAAAAAAAAGCTTCTTCATTTTCACTTTCTCTAACCAATACTTTTTTATCATATTCACATCTATTTTTAAGTTCTATACAAAGAGAATCATTTAAGTTTAACTTATTGACTCTACAATTTCATTTTCCATGTTAGAACTCTTTAATTAAACAATACGTCATTAATTCTTGCTCTGTCTGTAACAACTTCCAAAGCATATAAGGTTTATTCATTACTTGGCAACCCAAAGACCATGAATTTATTTCTTCTGTAGAGAAGTATTTATTTTGAAAATGCTCCTCTAAATATGTGGTAGTGTGTAGGTTAATACCAATTATACCTGTATATAATCTTCCTACCTCATCAGATTTAAGGTTCTTATTGTTATCTCTGTAATATTTAATGGGTTTATTTTGCACATATGCTGGTATCTTTCCTTTATGCTTACCTAATTTCCACACATCATAATACCATTCCTCAGATTTAACAATAGCTGTACCTTTCTTATTTACAGGATTAAGAAGTCCAGATTTACCAGGATTTGTTGTGCCTGAGGTAACCCATTGGAAATCTTCTCCCTTAAAGACATAAAACTTATCATCAAATTTATTAGGGGTATCTTCTGTACTTCTAACACCTAAAACCCAATAACCCTCAGGAATACCTTTAAAGGATTTTAAAGATTTAACTTTATCTAATAAAGCTTTATCTGTATATGTTTTTACACTCATTTTTTAAGAATACCTTTAAGTATTAAAAACTCTTTTACACCATCAGTATAAGTAACAGTAATTACTTTGTATATCTCCATCTCATCTACCCCTTTTAAAGCTAAATGTACAGGGAATTTTTGTACATAATAAGTAACTTGTAACCCTTTAGGAATTATTTTTGTGTTTACACAATTACAACCTACAGTTACAGTTTTAATTCTATCACCTAAAGGCATACAGGACTCAAATTTTGCAGACACTTTTGTACCTGCTTGAACTGTACCTAAATCTATTTCTTTACTAATCCAATTTATCATTTCTAAAGAATTTAACTTTATTTTTAAACATTAAAAGTTCAATTTCTAATAAATTTCCTTCTATTCCTGTTATAATTTCTAATTGATGTGTCCAACCTTTAACAGGATACCCTGTCATAAAAAATCTGTTCCACAATTTTTTACTCATCATCTCAGGATAACAATTGCCTTCACAAGATTTACTACACATTTGTAAAGCTGTGGTATGACATCCACATTTAATGCAATATCCTTTATTATAACACTCTTGATTCATAACTCTAATACGAAATTCTATCTGTTCTAAGATATGTTGTCTTATTAAATTTCTACTATTCGAGTAATAAATCTTGTATCTTAAATTTCCTATTACATAGTGAAAGATGTTCTTTAAGCTGTTTTTCATACTTATAAAATATTTTTAGATAATCTTGTTTTGAAAGTTTTCCTTGTTCACAAAGTTTTTTAGAATGATATACATACGTAAATAAATATTGAGAGTTATATTTAAACTTTCCAATTTTCTTGAAAGAAAAAACTCTAAATCTGCCTGCTGCAATTTCTTTCTTAAAGTATTGAAAAGGTGAAGCTATAATATCTTTTACTTTAAAGATAGAATATTTACCACATATATCTTGGTGAGTATCATAGAACTCACGTATCAATTCATCATTTGTGTACAGCATTGTTTATAAGTCTAAAATGATAATCTTGTGTATTTGGGTTAGGAAATAGAAATGATTTGATTTCTATTTTACCTTCTAAAGTCTTTACAAGAAGACCTTTGTTAATCATTGAAGCTAAGTGATTACCTAAACCACCTGGAGAAAGAGAAAGTTTCTTCATAACCTCTTTACGAATTATTGAAGAAAATCTATCCCCATTTATGTTATTTTCATAAGTCATAAATAGGGCTAAGATTTCCATTTCTTTTTCAGATAATTTGGTAGGCAACACAGTATTCATTATCTCAAGGTTCTTGAGATAATAAGCTTCATTATCTAACTGTAATGTTTTACCTAATGTTTTCATTTTATAATTTTTTATTCTCTAATACAAAAAGGAAAATTCTTTCACACATCTCTAAATCAATATCATGTGCTTGTTTTATTAAAGATGGTTTTGTTTTCTTTAAAGGACCAACATTTACTTCAAATATGTATTCATTTACTCCTGTTTTAAAACTCTTTACAAAAATTAATTTAAAATTCTCAGGTCTATCTTCTATAGTAACCCCATAAAAATATTCAGGGTCTTGAAAGAAGCGTACCTGCTCATAAAGAGCACCTAAATACTTAATAGTGTTTGGGAGGTCTTTAGACTCTAAAGAAGAATATGTTTTATTGTTATGTCTGTAGATTCTCATTACACTATACCTAACATTGTTAAAACTCTTTTTAATTCGTGTTTGTTTTTGATAGTGCCTGCAAAGAATGTAGAATCACCATCGCTGTTTATAAAGATTCTACAATAATGAGTAGAATAATCATAGTCCATGCACCATTCAGTACTTATAAGTTCAAAATAATCTTCAGTTAATCCTGGTTGTGATTTAATATAGATGAACCCTAAAGACTCTATATCTTCTTTATCAAGATATTTAACTCTTACATCTCTTAGTTTTCTATATATTTCTTCAAACTCATTTTCAAGCCCATCTCTACCCGAACATAGGTCATTAGGAGAAATTACATCTTTACACCATTTATCCCCATTCATTCTTTCATATTCAAATCCCACACAGAACTCTTCTATTGATGGGGTGTAATATTTATTTTCCATAATTAAAACTTTTTACTTTGCTTTAAAGAAAACTCAGAATGTTCTATACATTCAGCTACAAATCCTATAAGGTAAGCCATAGGTTCTTGGTCTTCAAAAGAAAAGTTCATACCAATGCTTTTAGCTATTTCAAGAGCAGCATGGAATGATTCATGTGCAGTATGATTTTTATTTAGAGAACTTTCCCCAGAGAATATTAATATTCCATTATAACCACTCTCTGTGTGAGTAATTAGGTTTGTTGTAGTAGCACCACCTTTAAAATAAGATTCAGGCATCTCTAATCCAAATTTAGTTTGTATTTCTTCAGGAGAAGATTCTAAGGCAACCCATAACATACGTGGGTAAATTTTTAAATCAAATTGATAAACCATATATTTTACATTTTAAATCTGAAACAAATTTAACATAAAAATTAACAACTACCAAATAAAAAGTAAAATATTTTTTAAAAAATT